AAAAAAAAGAAAACCAAACATACTCATCACATTTAGGAAACTAATGGTAATTAATCAATCAACATAATTATTAACATTATAGCCAAGAGAAACTTGATAATTAAGTTTAGAGACATTAATTTCTCACCAATCATCATCATCGTCGTAGTCATAAAAGTCGGGATCTTCAGCTTCTAATTCCATGACATTGCTTACTCTCGGAGGTATATACAACTCATCTAAAATATCAATGATTATCTCGTCAATTAGCCTGATACCACGACTGAGCTTAACTTCCTCTACAGACTTAGGAGCATGAGTAAAGAATGCTGCAGGGAAACCACCGTGAGTCGTGTCAGTACTTACGAAGTTGACTATCTTAGACACTAATTCAGTATTAATATTAGGTCCAGGAACTATATTAGAATGTCTAAACCAAGTCCATACTGCAGAAGCTGCATTAGTTACCCTCATCCTCTCACTACTTATCCCAGATTTTGACCTCCTACTTATCTCGCGAGCAATCCTAACGTGGTCACGTTTCTTAGGTTCATCAGAAGTACTATACCAACTGCAAAACATAGCTAGAACTCTCAATCCAATCTCCATAGACCATGAGCCGCGAACGATTTCAGCTATGGCAACTAAGAAAGCATCAGTATCCTCAATATTGCCAGTAATCCCTACGATAGATTGGTAAGCTTGCTGAACAATTAAGGCGCCAGATTGAACAGTTGAAATACTGCTAACAGGAGTTAGAGTTATGTCACTACCTATATCTGACAGTCTCATGCTAGCTTCATCAAGGTTATATACAACAGGAGTATTCTGAAAACCCTCAATATATATAGGAGTTTTAGTGCTATAAGTATTAATCGCAAAGATGCCAGCAGGAAGTATACTGAATAGAGTGGGGATACCATCATCATTACACATTACAGCCATACCGCCAGCTCTCTTATTGACATATAAGTAGTTATGTATCATAGTGTCATCATCGAAGTAAGTGCTTATGCTTAAAGTGTACTCAGCTGTCAACTCCTCAGGCTTAAAAGGATTAGAAGTTTGAGATCGAATAGCTAGTTCACATCCACCAAAGACTCCTATAGATCTAAGTACGTCATTCACAGCACCAGTTGATGTATATCCGTCAATTCTCCACCTCGTATAATGGGCAATCAGCAAGTTCTTAACTATAGTGGCATATTTCTCATACTTCATCATAGTCTCAGTATCTTCTTCATATGCGATAAAGTTATCCTCATATATTTCCGCACAGACGATACTAGCTTCCTCAACAGGTGTCATGAATACACTCTTACCAATTCTCTCAGCCTCTCTTCTATGACGGATGATGATATTCTTAGCAGATCCATTGACAATACTATCGTAAGTATCTAGAATGTAATTAAGCATCTTATGGACAAACCTATCGTCGTCTAGTATATTAGCCTCAGTGACACTATAGCTGTTATAGGTTCTAGCAAGCTTACTCAGAATGTAATTGACCCTAGCTATGCAAAATACAGGAACGCCTTCAGTGAGTAAACAAGCTCTCATGTCTTCTCCACTCGTTAATTTACTATCACCACGAATGACAGCATTCTGACTAACGATGGCTCTACAAATGTGAAGAGGGATTCGATAATCATTCATCACATTAGCATCAACTTCAGTAACATCTTCATTAATCATCTCGCGTACAAACAATTCGAATTTGATAAGCTGGATCATAACCATATGCTTATTAAAGGGTGTATTCCGGTGGCCAGAAGGACGTAACATATTCTTAAGGATATATAAGAAGTTAATCTTAGGATCTAGTACGTTACTATACTCCCACTTCTCAGCACGTGTAGCCATGTCTAAGAATCTATTCATAGTCATATCAACTGCATCTTTGATTGCATTCTTGACATTCCTAGACATCTTGGTATCAGCAAAAGTGTCAGTGTTAATAACTACAGTAGGTATACTTACCCCTCCAGTAACACTTCTCCTCTTCAAGAAAGTGATTAAAGCCCTTATAATAAGCTTGTTGCTATAGCTAATATCCCCTACCTTCTCCTGAATCCTAGTGTCTATTTCAATTTGAAGCAAAGACTTAGTTACTCTACCAAGGTTGATGCCAAATTCCTCAAAAGCAGTAGTTCGCTCACTAAATGCTCTCTGAAGGATAGCCATACAATCAGGATCACCCATAGTGTCATCAATACCCATATTGAAAGATATGTCAATAAGTTCACTCAATGACATCTGAATAGCACGTCTAGTAATAGGGGCACAAATACTGAAACTGACGAATACGCATGATTCAACATAGATATCTACTTTCCAAGGATCAGGGATATGAGGAGGTAATTGATTCATAGTATGTGTACCAGAAATACAGTTTCTAAGCCAGCTCTCAAATGTAGACAGTAGGATCGCTTTAACAGTAGGAGTATCCTTGACAATTTCAAGCAGTCCACTTGTAGTCACACCAGTTTCCATCGCATTAGCTTGAGCATTTTCCTCGACTATCATATTAGTGAAACTCTTAGTCACATGGTCAGATATCAATTCTCTTCTAGGTAGTACATTGCTTCTAAAGACCGGGTTATCAGTATTTATCTCAACGTCTCTGATCTTGTAAAGTATAATAGTATTACCCTCACGTTGCCTAGCACTGTTATCTATTGAGCTAATGAGATTGAGATAGTTACCTATTCGAGCAGCTTCAACATAAGTAGTCCTATCAGCACTAGGTTTATTACAAAGTTTATTCCACAATTGATTACTCATTTTAGAAAGTATAAGAGCATGAAAAGGAGCAGGAAGATGGACACTAACAGCATTCTTACCAAAGTTTCTAGTAGATCTATGGACACTAATTGCAGATAAGCTAGGAGGGCTAGGACATGGGAGATTAAACGCATTAGCAACAGTATAATAGAGCTTGAGGAGACTGTTATTCGTAGCGACTAATCTAGCAGCATTAGCAATAAACCTATCATACTGTCTCTGCTTCACACTTGCACTTGATTCAGCAGCAAATTCAGGGCTAAGTTGAGCACCAAGAAATCTAGCTTCAGGTTCCTTATACTCCTGGTAAAGAAGTTTCTCATTATCGACATATTCTAAAGAGGTAATAATGTCCGCGTCAACTTCAACAAGCTCGAGAGCAGTTCTAGGGCTATCAGTAAGGGTGCAAATACTGAACTTAGGGTATAACTTATCAATAATATATTTGCAAAGGTCACTAGATTTGAAAGGGAATCCAATATGCTGATTATCTCTCATATATCTAACCCAGTCCTCAATAGATTGCCTAACTCTCTTAGTATCAGAGCCTTGAGCACGCATTATCTTCTTCTCGTCAATAAACTTTAGGGCAACGTCACTCCTAAGCAAAGCTATAGCCTTATTATATTCGACAACGTTAGGGATACTCTGAATCAAAGTCCTAAGTGCTCTAATCGGGATATTCTCACTCTTTTCTAGAACATGAAGGATCGCGTCCACGACTTTATTGGTAAGGGGATCAGCAGTAGGGACAGTAGTGATATTAGCACTCTCTAAAAGGTTACGTATTATACCAATGCTAGAAGTGTCAGGAAGGTAAGTTTGAAGTAATGCGCTACTGACAAGAGCACGTCTAGCGTCATTAGGAGTCTGCAAGTTCTCAGTTATTCTAGAAATGATAGCAGTCACGTAGGCAGGTCTCAGATAAAGACAAGTTCAAGATCCGCACAAAACTCAGTGATGCTTTCAATACTACTAAGTAACGAGCTTTCAGTGATACTGGATATTCGGAAGCCACCTGCAGAGTAAGGGATAATAAGAAGTGTGCTCAACAATTTCGAAGGAGCTTCTCTATTCTGTCTTCTTAATACACTCATACTAAGAAATGCTTTAACAAGAGCTGCAGCACATGGAGGACCACCAGCTTTGACAACAGCATTACATTGACTATCAAATAGAGTGATCTTGTCACTAATAGTCTCTATGCCCTTAGTTCTTTTTCTCCTTCCGATAGACATAG